CATTATTTACAACAGCCATCCTCACAATCGCATTCAACTAACATACCTTGAATGAGAAAATCTAATTGCTCAATTGCATTTTCTAATGCTGCTGCTACGCCCTTTAACTCTTCAGCAAGGGGGTTCTTGTTGTTCAGGTTCATCGGATACGACGCTCCTCCCATTTTCTAACTCCTCTATCACTTGTAGTCTAATTTGCTGCACAAGATTTAAAATCCAGGCATTTGCAAATTGCATTTGTTCTTCATCATCTGAAGACAAAACTATATCGCCTTCTATTATACTCCAGGTATTCATTTATTCTTCCTCAAATCTTTTATAGCGCCAAGAATTGTTCTAACAGTACCGCTTTTATTTGAGCGGATTACTTGACCATTCTTAACCTCAATAGGCTTAAAATCTTCTTCTTTATTAATAGACATTAGTTCTCCTCTTAACCATTTAGCAAAATATCTTCTTGGTTCATTCATAGGATCTTCTCCCAGGAATAATTGGTTTCTTAGATATATTGGTTCTTTTATTTCTGACTTCCGCCAAAGTTGTACCTATGTTTGGTAGGTCTTGACCAGGATTACGCTTTTCAAAACCTTCAATGTATCTTTCAAGGTATTCATCAATAATCTGCAAGACTTGTTCATCAGTCATTTGATTTAATTCTTCTGGCTTATTATGTTTCCAAAATCTACTTTGAAGTCCTACTTCTTTCATTTAGTATTCCTCCAAAAATATAAAGCCATAGCAGCACCTATGCCTATTGTTAAATTACCTAAGATTATTCCTAATGCACAGCCACCAATAATGTATTTAATCACCATAATTTGCAGTCCTTGGCTAAATGCATTTTTGAACTTGTTTCAGAATGGATCAAAATCTTTTGGCCTTTTTTAATTCTTCTTGTGCAGGCATCACACTTAATATCTTCAAAAACATTAATAATAGTTTTCCATGCTTTATTAGTATTACTATTATCTAAATATTCTTTTTCTCTTTTAAAAGGACTTCTTTCATCTATCCAATTAATATTACTTCCCATACTTACATTACCCCTTTAATCTTTTCTTTTCTAATGTCTGCCCATGTCGGATTTTAACATATGAAAATCTTCTGTTAAAAGATATGGCTTCGCCATTAGTACTACTTCGTAATTCAGCACTCTTCGTGAGAATTCAACGAGACTCAAGCAACCTGCCCGTAGTCCCTTCAGAACCAACATTGATGCAATCGCTAAACGCCCTGAAGTACTCTTATTGTAGCAGAAGAGTTTTTCTAATGTCAAATTATAAAAAATAACCTCCAGGTTTAGAGTGCTGGAGGCTATTTTCATCATCAGGAGGTGATGTTATTCAATGTATGGCAACAAAGAATATACCTATTATAACATAGGCAAAAACCCTATGTCAAACAGGATATACTACTTTAAGGAAAATTCCTTCTTCATCCATTTCATAAACAAAAAATTGTTGTTCTTTTTCAACTTCTTTTTCTTCCATTAGTACCATCCCTTGTGTTGAAAATGTTTCCAGGCACCACATGGTGTGTAATGCCTTCTGTGTATATATGATAGCGTAGCAACCAATTGTGCTACTCCTGCATCAGATTTATTCATTCCAAGATTTCTATAGGTCTTGTCTAATAATTGACCTATGCCTGATGCTGTAGATCTTGGATTTTTGGCTTCTGGCCTCCATGCTGATTCTTTTCCAATCAGTTTTGCAAGGCAAGCATATTGCTTTTTATTCAGTAATTCTTTGGCTACCGCCTTTGCACTCACCTGAGCCAATAATGGCCTTGGTTCGTAAACTACTGGTACTGCTGGAGTTGGAGCAGTTAGTTGTACTAATAAAACTGATATTAATACAGCCATCGCTCCTATTATTGTATTTTTCCTAATAGGTCTTCTCCTTGGTTAGCCCCATGATAACCCCATGAGTTTCCTTCCAGATGCCCTTTAAACGCCTTCTAAGGCGGTTTTAAGACACTTTCAGGCCTTGGTCGTTCCGTATAGTGTTAGAAGGCCCCAGAATCGCTCCCAGGGCCTTATACGATGATCCGCCAATTCTATTATTTAGAGGGTGCGGTGTTCGTACTATCTAATTTTATCAGTTATTTTACTTTTATGCCAAACTCTGTTGCTTTTGGATCTACCGCTTTTAGGATAGGACCAAGAAGACCTGCAATAAATGCATTAGCAAGTACCTTTGGCTCAGTCTGTCCAGCCATCCACATGGCGACAACCGCAGCAACTGCTGCTCTGAGATAGGAATTTAATCCTGAGATTAACTTGTCTTTGTTAGATATTTCTATTTTTGCTTTAGCCATGATTCTCCTTTAGAGTTTCATATTTTTTATTCTTGCTTTTACTTCGTCAGGTGTTTCTACGATTTCAAAATGCATTTCATCTTTACGCCCTTTGTAATCGCCACCCCAACGAATTCCATATTTCTTACATAATTCTCTGATAACTTTAATTTGTTTTTTAGTAAAAGTATCTTCTGCTCCCAAAATGTGATTAGTTGCGTTCAAGTCTATAGCAGTTCCTGATGAGTGATTGCTCAAAACAGAATCACTACCTCTTACTTCTCTATAAGCGTATGACCAATCATCAAACACTCCACCTTCAATAGGTTCTACTTGAGCGTTAAATTCACCTGCAAAGGCTGCCAAGATCTTTCCAGCATGTTTCTGGCATCTTATTTTTATATCAGTGCCTGGAATAACAAATAACTTTATTCCTATTAATTTCTGATGAGGTGATGCAGGCCATCCATTTTGAGATTTTTTCATTACTCGCCCTTTGTCTGAAATGTTTTTTTCTTGCGTGGCTTAGGTTTATCAGATTCAAGTAAAAGCACAAAAATCTGATCCATTCTTGCTTCAAGTCTATTTACCTGATCTTTGATACTGCTGCCTCCATTTGGCTTTAGTTCTGATAGATAGTGCTTTACCAGCCACTTTACTGATCCAGCGAATGCTACTACTATTGAAATTGCAGAAACTATAAAGCCTGCCCACTGCTCTATGCTCATTTGTTCTCCTTGCGCCATTCATGGCCTTTGTTTTTGAAAGGTGTCCAGAAAGAAGCGATTGTATATCTCATACCGCCTTCTATCTTTGTTACTCCATGAAGGTGTTCAGGATCTCCTGGATGTATAGCCAGTGTCCCAGACTTAGGAGTAATTCTTATGTCGTAATTTGGGTAATAGGTATTACCGCCTTCGTAGTCATCATTTAGATAAATTATTGATCCAAATGCCCTGTGCTCAAAGCCAAGGATATCTGTATTTGTCATATCGTCTGCATGTGGAGGCTGTTCCATTCCTGGAAACCACCTAACAATTTGCAAGGTATCTGAATAAATATCAGGCACATGATAGTTATTTTTAATTACATTAGAACATCTAATATTTGCGTCTAACATTATTCTTGCTGCTTCTATATCGTATGAATACATTAACTCATAGTTAATTACACGATTTGACCAAAATTCTGTGCCACCGCTTTCCCATAAATCTGATTTAATTGCTGTTTCTATTAGATATTTGCAATTTTCTGCACTTATAAAATTATCTTTTGTTATGGCATTAAACATTTAGTTTTGACTCCTTCCAGTCTCTTTCCCACGAAACTGTTCCTGTAAGATTTGACCAACTATATGGCGTTGTGTTTACATCATAGGAACTAAAAAGAGGGTTATTGGAAGGATAGTATTTCCATCTTTCATCTACCCTGTTATTTCTTAGTTGATAGATCATTGTGCTAAAAGTAGAAAACGGCGTTCCAATAAAATCGTCTGCCATTGACATAACTAATGCACTTATCAAGGCAACTGTTATTCTATGCTGAAACTCCAATTGCTTGAAATCATCTAAGAACTCCTGCATAATAATATCTTCTAATAAAATTAGCCTGTCTTTATTTCCGACTATATAATTATGATTAAAATCATCTACGCTGCAAAGAATAGGCAGGCTATTGTCATCAAACTTATTAAGACCTTCTTCAAATTTATCTTTTGTAAACTTATAGTACTGATGATGGTCTGGCATTAATCTCAGTTGAGTGCCGTTATATTTCCCATAATGCTTGGCTATCTTTTCAGCCAATTCGTAGTATTCTTTTTTGAATTTAAACTTGCTTAGATTATTGTCTATGTCTGCAGACCTGTCATAAAAGAATCTGCTATACCAAACAAGGGTCATAGTAATTAGATTATGCATGTCTTCTTTAAGGTCTATCTTTGTTTTCCCGCACGAAAATCCATCTTCATCTTTTGTATTACCAGATACATTCATATAAGATTTCTGGGCATGAATTAAATTAACCTTGGATCTATTTTTAATAAAATAGTCATTCTCATACAGGGTATAGTTATCATAATCAAAATTAACTAAATCAAATAATGTTGGGTTTTTTGAGTTATCTAAATACTTGTCAATCTTTGAAGTATTTACTTTATTGTGTTTTTCTACCTGCGGATCCTGCATATTATTGTATGGCAGTTTCCACACTAAATTAATATTTGTATCTTTAAATTGACCAAGTAATCCTGCAAATAACTGTAGACTGCAGAATTGATTTCCTAAGCCATTTTGTGAGTAACCAATGTATGTCAGACTCATAGGACTATCTCTACAGGTCTTCCTATTCCTTTATACCAAACAAGGTACTGCCTGCTTACTGACGGATTATTTCCATTTGCCCATGGATCTATAACTATAGATTCTTCAGGTAATGACAATGTTTGAAAAACATCATGCGGTGTTGCAACAAAGAATATACTTGGACCATCACAAATAAGGTCTTCTTCTTTTTGCAATGGATCAAATGCTATAAAATCTACATCTAATTCTTTTAGATAATGCTGCAATAAAATTGATGGACTTCCTACAGTTATTCCAACATTCTTTTTGTAAGAGTTACCTAAAATTATTACCTTTTGGCGTCTTTCTTCTTGATATTTTTTTAATAGTTTTGCAAAATATAAACTTTGTTCATCTCTTGCCTTTGCAATCATTTCAAATATGTCAAAGGATAGGTCAAGTTTTTGTGCTAACCAAGACATGGCTATTTGATCTCTTGGGTGACAGCCACCGCCATCTCCCATTCCAGCCTTCATATATCTATTAGAGATAATTCTATTGCTACCAAGAGATAAGGTGTTAGTAACTTCGTCAACATGCCCACCTATTTTTTCTGTTATTTCTGCGAGGGTGTTAGCAAAAACAATCTTCATTCCAATAAATGTGTTGTATGCCACCTTGGTTAATTCTGCTGATTCTAAAGTAATCTCTACAATTGGGCAAGATAAGAAACTCTTATATATAGAAACTAAACGCTCAGAATCTTCTGACACTCTGCCAATCAAAATAAACTCAGGATTTAAAAAGTCATGAATTGTTGTTCCCATAGCAATAAAGTAGGGATTGTAGAATAAATTTACTCCCTCTCTCATTGTCAAAAGCGGTAATATTTGAGATCTTATTGTTCCTGGCAATACTGTAGAAATAATTACAATGTCAAGATTTTTATCTTTGTTATTTTCCAAATATATTTGTATTTTCTTTACTACATCTTTTAAATAATTATAATCAAAGTCTGCACGATCATCTGGCATAGGGCAATTGCCTTCAAATCTTTCTATGTGAGGCGTAGGAACTGCCACAAAAACAATGTCAGCATTATCTAAAACACCATCTATAGACTCTTTAATACTAAAGTCAGCATTTGATAAGTATTCTTCTAATTGCCCCTCAATGTATGGAGTTTTTCTGTCATCAATATATTTTTGTATGTTAGGATTAACATCGTATCCATAAATTGTTTTTCCTGTTTTTACGCTCATTGCTGCAGCGCAAGGGAGTCCAAGTTTTCCTAACCCAATAAATCCTATGTTCATTGAATCACCCATGGGTAAGTTGAATATCTATACCAATTTACTACTGCATACCTTATGCCAGAAATAACTGGCTTTACCCTATGCATATAAGTAAAAGAACTTCCAAAAACAATAATGTCACCAGCAGATGGTTTATGGCTAATGTTGTAGTGTTTAAATTCTATTTCTCCGCCTTCATAATCGTCATTCAGATATGCGGATACTGACACAGTTCTTGGATACTTTCCGCCATCATCTATGTGCCAATCAAACTTATCACTGTTTTCATATTTAAGATAAATATATGGACCACGAATAATATTCTCTGCTTGATACTCTGCTCTAAAATCTTCAATTGTGGGGTTAATCCATGCATCTGTCAAATTAAGTAGATTAACTTCTTCTGCAGTCATTCCCTGATCAATTGCATAGTCATAGCATTTTCTTGAGGTAGTATTTAATTCACCATCATATGTATCTGTATTTACTACGCCAGCCTGTCTCCATTTGCCTTCAATGGTCTTTTCTATGGCATTCTTTATATTCTTAACCTGGTCTTTATCAGTTTTGTACAAGATAATTCCTGGTGCAAGTATTTGTTTTATCATTATTCCCCTTTTGAAAACATGAAAGATATAGAAGCACGAGGGCTTAAAGAAAAGACCTCATGCATAACTCCAGCAGGTACATAGATAACATCTCCTGGTTCTAATATATATTCTTCTACAGAATCTTTATAGATATTCCATTTAACATTTCCGATGCACTGTAGATAAAATACATCTACTGGATCATTGTGTTTTCCAGTTGTAGGCTCGTTAGTTGTTATACTTACTGCACAAAAACTACCAGTAAATCTATAATCTTGAAATTCTTCTAACTGTTGTCTATATATATCAATATTTTTATAATATTCAGATGTTGGTTGTTCTAAGGTCATTGTTAATCTTGACCAGAAATTTACTTTTCCAACTACTTCTTTTGATCCAGAATTACCGCCAGAATAATCTTTTATTTCTAATCCGTCACTAATATGCCTAAAGAAATCTTCCCATGCTGGAAGATCTGTAAATAGATTACGAAATACATGTACGCTATCTGTGTCTCTGCATTCTTTAATTATTTGCTTTGACATATTCTTCCTCTGAAATATTTCCACGAATAACTTCTAAATACCCTGGACCTTTTTGAACCCACCAATGATCTGGTTCAACAAAATGAAAAAATATCATTGCTACATAATTAGTATCTGGGTTAGGGAATTCTTCTCTCCAGTGCTCTTGATCATTGCCATAATATGCTAAGGCTTGATTTGGATGTAATCTATAAGCCTTATCATCTACCCACAAATCCCATGGTTCTGACTGATAAACGCACATATCTAAGGTATAAGTACAGGCATTGTCGTCTTTGTGCTTTTTGAGTTTTGCATCCTTACCCTCATAATGAGAAAAAAGGGTATAGGAAGGAACTAATGTACTGCTATTAAAATATTCTCTTGCAATAGGTAAGGCTTTTTCTGTATATTCCTGTAATATTTCGTGGTTCACATGATATCTTCCAAAGCCAAAATCATATGATTCTTTGGTTTTTGGCAAATTAAACATTGTCTCTTTTAACCTATCAAAAGAAACTAAATCAAATACTGAGTCTACAATAATTGGATTTTTCATAATTACCATTTTCCTAAAGGACATATCGCTGTTTCTAATTGGGTTTTAGCCTTCATGAAACACCCGCATTTTTTACATTGTTTTGTAACCCTAATAAATTCTGGGCATCCTTTACAAATCTCATATCTATTTTCTGCTATTTTAGGATCATCTACTATTTTTGTGTGGTCTAAAAGATGCCAAGGTCTTGTTTCACCTACAGCCTTTTTCCATTCTTCCCATTTAGACATGCTTACCCCTTTTATTATTTAAGAACTAATTATATTTTCGCCGTCCCAAACATCACCAATTTTAGCAGTTTGACCTTCTGGAACTTCAATTATAGTTGTTTCACTATCAAAAATTGCTTCACATTGTAATTGATATGGATGACCTTTTTCTGTAATAAAAGCATAAATAATCGTATCATCACAAACATAGCCATATAATTCTCTTGTGCTCCAATCAACATCTTCTTTAACTGATGATTTATCACCATCAGAAAACTTTATTCCGTCCCATTTTGCACCAGGCATACCTGCATGTTCGTGTTCTGTTAAAACAATTCCAGTAATTGGTAATCCACTGTTTACAGCATTTGCAAGTCTGTCCTGCTTTACAACAAGATTTGGATGACTTTGTGCTGTTCCATAAGTGGCTTCACGCCAAATGTCCCAAGTACCTTCATTGTTTTTTACTACACAAGCGTATTTCATTATTCTCCTTTAATAGGTCTATTGTATCATTTATTGAGTAGGGTAGCATTTCTACTACCCTACCCTTTTGTTTTATTAGACAGCGCAACCGAAACAGGAACCAAACACGCCATCGCAGCCAACGAATGGTGATCCCTCTTCACAGAATCCTGTGTATGGCGGTGTTACTGGCGGTGGCGCAACAGGAGGCGGAGCCACTGGTGGTGGTGCCACTGGCGGAGGCGCAACAGGAGGTGGTGCTACTGGAGGCGGAGCCACTGGCGGAGGCGCAACAGGAGGTGGTGCTACTGGAGGCGGAGCCACTGGCGGAGGCGCCACTGGTGGTGGAGCGACTGGTGGAGGTGCCACTGGTGGAGGCGCCACTGGTGGAGGTGCCACTGGTGGTGGAGCGACTGGTGGTGGTGCTACTGGTGGTGGAGCCACAGGCGGAGGTGCCACTGGTGGAGGTGCCACTGGTGGAGGTGCCACTGGTGGAGGCGCCACTGGTGGTGGAGCGACTGGTGGTGGCGCAACAGGAGGAGGCGCAACAGGAGGAGGCGCAACAGGAGGAGGCGCAACAGGAGGAGGCGCAACAGGAGGAGGCGCTACAGGAGGAGGAGCAACTGGAGGCGGCGGCGGCGGTGGTGGTGGCGGCACAAGTCTAAGATGTACGCCTATTCCACTTGGAAAACGCTGTAATGGACTCACAATTACTCCCTTTTAATTATTAAGCAAACTTATTTTGTGATGCAAAAACTGTAAATGTTGCTGCTGATGTTTTTATAATTGTATAAACATATACATCTGTGGAATTAATATTACCAGATGCAGGTGCTGTTCCACCTAACCATTTAATGCTTGCAGGTGCAGATCCATCAATTGTAAATCCTGTTGGATAGTATGCTGTTCCACCATTTGGCTGTGCCAAAACAACAGAGATTTGTTCTCCAGTTGTCATTAATGAATCAAGGCTATTTGAACCATCTCCTCTAACATTTAGTGTCCAGTTTCCTGTTGCATTTCCTGTACGAACCTGAACAGCAGATGTAAGAACATCAAGATTAATTGGGCCAGTAGCACCTGCTCCAATAATATCAACTGTCTCTTTTGGTGATGTTAAAACAGGATTATCTGCTATTGCAATAGTTGGAACAGGACCAGAGGCATTGGTAATTTCAATGCCAGTACCTGCTGTGAGGCCTGTTACATCTCCAGTACCAAATGACTGCCATGCAGTGCCATCATAATATACTGTTGTATTTGTATCAGCCAGATAGGCAAACATACCCTCTTGACGAATACCTGCTGTTAGGGCAGCATCTCTCGCTGCAGCATCAGCAAAATACATTATTGATTGATTCTGCAGGTTGTATTGTACCTGTGCTGCGGTTAATACATCACCTGTGTTAAAGGTAAGATAACCAGCGTTTGGACTGCCTGTAGGCATATTTATTCTCCTTCTTAGTAAGTTAGAACATTTTGATTAAGCACACCTTGGGTTGTTGAATCCAAAATGAATGCCTGAATAATTGGTTCTGCTGTGTAGACTTTAATATTCCAGGAATTAGGAGTAATGTCATGCTGCACACCTTGCACGAATAACTCGCTTGAGATTGTTGATCCACCTGGAACTTCTTTTTCTATGTTTATTAATGTATAAATGTCTAATGATAAATTTTGTAGAGTATTTAATTCATCTACAACGCCATTTAGATTTAATGACATAGAATCTATTCGTATAGTAGCATTACTACGAGAGGCTACAATCATTTGTGCCTGACTTAATGCTTCTGCATCTGTCTGCATCAAGAGGTCACTTCTTGCTGAAGACTTATAGAAAAATACATCAATGCTTGGCTGACTTATAACAGTTTGAGGTGTTCCACCTAATCTTGTGACGGTAACATCATTTAAAATAAGTTGATCATCAAAAGCAATATCAAGATTAGAATATGGATATTCATCTGCTGCAGGAGTTGTAGAATCTGTATATTTAACTGGAACTACATCTGCTAACTGAGATACATAAGATCTTTGAATAAATCTTGCCTTACCAGTAGGAGTCATATAGAATCCACCAAATTCTGATTGTTCTACTGTTTGAACAGCCTGTAATACTGACCTATTTCCACCAGGGTCTGCTTGTACTGTTGAATTTCCTGGCTGAATAGCCTGCATAGAATCTGGGAATCCAGCAAAATCAAGTAATGTTTCTATTCTTGTACCTGATAGTTGACCTGCTGTGGCACCTGGAACTGGAGCATCTTCTGTGGAAACATTTGCCAACAGACGGAATCCGTCTACACATTGTAAGGTGACTAAAGAATCTTCATTAGTTCCTACATAAAAGTTAGTATCAAATGTAGTTACATATCCTGCAAATAAAGGAATTTCTACAGTGTCTCCAGCATATTCGGTTATGCCAAATATTCTTATTTTGCGTAATGGTAGTAATTTAGAAAAATATGGAGAGGATGGATTTTGTGGATTAAAATCACCATTAGGGTCATTTAATGTTACCGTCGCAGTTCCAGCCTCAAATTGTGAAAGAATACGGTTACGACCTCTACGAGTAGACACTTTTCGTACTTGTGAGGTAATATCAACAATGTCTGCAGGCGCATCTCCTAAAACATTTGTATCTAAAATACCATAAGAGAAATCTCCAAGAATAAGAGGATATCCAAACGATGGTCCGTTTGAGAAGTCAATTTCTACTCGTACCTGTGGTTGTATCATTTTAGATCGCCTGTAATAGTAATGAATTACCGTTGTATTGTGTTCCTAAGAGTCCATTTCTTACTGTGTTTACTAAGTCTTGTTCAGTAGTTACAGATCCTTGAACAGTAATATTAACAACTGGTGCAGCCATTAAGTTCCCACCACTAATGCTTGATGCTGCAGTGGTAGTTCCTGTCATTGCTCTAAATCTTGCTCTTTCTGCTGCATCTTGTGCTGCATCTGAAATAATTGTTGCTGCTGACGCTGCTGCTGCGTCTGCTGCTTCCTTTTCTTTAAATCCAGCAAGGGTGGCTGCATAAGCAACCTTTTCTTCTGCTGCTTTTAATTGTGCTGCTATTGATGCTGCACCAATTGCACCAGATTCTCCTGCTGCTAAAGTACTTGGATTTACCTGTGCTGCAGCCTTTGCTGCTGTTTCCATATCTCCTGCAGCCTTTGCAACCGCATATGCTATTGCTGCTGCTGCTGATGAATCAGTCCGACTTCCACCAAGACCATCTGGCGTAACTACTTCAGGCTTTCCTCCAGGAGTAACTGGAACTACAGGAACAACTGGAACTACAGGATTTGTAGGAGTAATTGTGCCACCAGTACCAGACTTGAGAAGATCTAAATATCTCTGTAGGGCTGCTGTAGCATTTAGCCATCCAATTTCTGCTGCCTTAGCAGGATCAATCAGGGTACCTGAATAAGCAACTGGAGAACCAATCTTCTTGATGTAATCAACAACCTCATCTATAGATAGTTTCCACTTTTGTTGTAGTTTAACTACTTCAGAATCATCTAATTTGCCATCGCTGACTACTTGAACAAAATCTGCGTACTGACGGACTTGGGCTTCAGTCATACCCCAACTTGTCATTAATTTCTTAATTTCAGAATCGCTTAAGATACCGTCATTTAGATAATTAAAGAATTGTAGGTATTTCTCTGCTTGTTCCTTGGTAGAACCCCAAGTCTTAGCAAGGTTCTCAATTTCATCATTGCTAATCTTGCCATCAGATACTGCCTGGAATTGAATTAAATATGCCTTAACTGCCTCAATTGGTAATTTCCAGCCAATAGAAAGAGCCTTAATTTCATCATCAGTAATCTTTTGATCACCAAGAACACGAAGAATATCAACATATCTCATTGATAATTCATTTACGAGTTTCTGATATTCAATTCTTTCCTGTAAAGCCTTTAATCTCTTTAATTCTTCAGCATTATCCTTTTGCTTTAATAGTAGTAATTCTGCTGCTCTAAAATTAATTGCTTCTTGCTCTGCCGCCTCAAGAGTGCTTGTAGGAACAAGTTTTCCAACCTTAGCCTTACCCTTTCCAGGTACCTGCTGTAATTTGGCAAGTCTTGCTAATACTGACGCTCTCTTTGCTTCTGCTGCTGCTTGACGCTTTTCATCAGCCAATTGCTTTGCAGCCATATCCGCTAAAGCCTTAGCACGATCCTTCTCTTCTTGAGTCATGTTTGCTATGGCTGATTGCTCTTCTTTATACTTGTTAAGAGCCTTATCCATAGAATCGTTTAGTTTATTTGTAGCAGCAATACGATTCTCTGCTGCTTGGGCTGCTGCGCTTAAAGTTACCTTGTCATTGCCAGTAATCTTTTTGTGGATCCAATCAAAAACCTTGAGGGCTGCAATAAGAACTGCTATTGCCTTCCAGTATTTTGCTACAAACTTAATAGCACCTACAATGGTTGCCCTAAGAGCCTTTAGAGAAGCATTTGCAACAAGTGCTGCTCCACTTAATCCTTTTAGGCTTCCAGCCATCATGGCATTTGTATAAGCCATCTTAGGACCAACAATTAAATAAGATTTTGCTAAGGTAAGAAAGGCAACTAATTGTTTATTAAAGGCTCTTTGAACAAAATTGCCTTGTTTTGTTATGTCGTTTGATTCACGAACAAGTTTTGCAAGACCTGTGACTGCTTCCTTATTTGCCATATTTGCAGCAAAATTTGCCTTTTGGAATGTTGTATAAGACTTTATTGCAAATCCAGCAAATGCAATTGCTTTGCCAATTCCATAAATAGCAGCACCTAACTGAATATATCCTGCTACACCAAGAGGCAATACTTGGTTAATTGCTTTTAGATAATCAAATATATTACCTAAAGCCTTAGTAAATTCTTTTATATTTCCAACAGCAGATTCTAATGCTTGATCTATGCCATTTCTATTTAATTCTAACCAGTATTCAAGTTGTGGAATTACATCTTCTGTAAGATGTGTTACAAGTTGTGTAAGAGCAGGTATTAATGCATAACCTATTTTCTCTTTAAATTTCTCAGTCGCTACCGCCAATTTTCCAAATGGGTCTTTGTCTGCTAAACGCTTTGCTGTACCGCCATAGGTCTTATCAAGGGCAGTTAAAGCAGCACCTAAATCTTTATTCTTAATAATGTTCTCATCTAATGAAGGAACTAATTTCTTTAGCGCTGTAAAATTACCATTTGCTGCCTTGGCTAAGGCTGCCGAAACTGCTGCTAAATCTTTTCCTGTGCCTGCTGCTGTATCAATTGCAACGCTCTGCAACAGCATAGCCTTAGTGCTATCACCAGTTGCTACAAGTAATTGATTAAAACTTGGAATTAACTCATCACCTTGAAGATTGGTGAGCAATTCTGTTTTATCTATGTATTGTTGTACTGCAGCAATTTGAATTTCTGTAGCATTTGTAACATTTTTGAGTGTGGTAGTAAGAAGAATTTGCTCTTTGATATCATCTTGGGCAGCCTGAACAGAATCTTTTGATAGTTTAATTGCATATGCAGTCGCTGCTGCTGTAGCAATACCAAATGCTCTTTTGGCCTTTCTTGCAAAGCCATCCATCTGATACTCAAGTTTTTTGAGATCCTTTTGAGCCTCTTTACTACCTTTAGCGGTGTACTGGGATATTATTCGTGCGTATACTGCTCCTTGAGCCATTTGCTATCCCTTCCTCGCATCTAAATGCCTTTGTAATTTTGCTTTTGCTACATCTAATGCTTCTGAAACATTTTTGATGATTCTGTCTTTATTTTTATCTACTGACTTCCATACCAAACGAGAAGCATCTCCTTCTCTGTTTTCAATATTACTTATGAAACCGTTTTTCCCAGAAGTTTTATTCTTTCTACCAGCCAATTCATAAATAACACCTGCTGCAGATATATTCTTTAAGGCACCTGCTGAGGTTGTGTAATCGCCTCTTACCTTACCCTCAGCCTTTGTGGAGGTTATTCCAGCCTTAATAATGGACTGATCCCATGATGGCCAACCAGCACCACCACGAGTACGAGGATTACGAGCAGGAGTGACATTCCACCCACTTAATGGCGGTTTTGCTTTGACAAAACTTTGTGCATCTTCTTTAGCAATTTTAAGTTCAGTATTAATAACTTTTCTAAATTGCTTAACTGCATCTTTGTCAAAGGCCTGCAAAGCGTCAATTGTTTCTTTCAATCCAGTCAACACTATTGCATCTTGGCTCATTTCCTGCTCGTCTCCTTGTGCTTTTCTTTTAGATAAATAACCATTGCTTCAAGTACACCATCAGGTGCTTCAAGCAGATCCACTGGTGAAACTCCTGTTTCCACAGAAATAACTGCAACTGTATAAGTTAGGCTATCTCTGTGGATTCGGAATTTGGGTCTACCACCAACTCAACACTGTCTAAGGTGTCAAGAAAGGCATCGCCAAAAGGCTTTACTGCTTTCCCAGAGTCTTTTAGTGCACTCCAAGCAAGGTAGTAGATGTGCTCAAGTTTCTGGTCTTCGCTAAGTAACTTAGCAAATCCCTTATTAAACTTTTGCTCAAACTGAACAATTGACTTTGGACGCAATGGAAATGTTCCATCAGTTCCGTCAGTTGTCTTTACTTTTATATGTAGTCCATCCATTTATTTTACCCCTTTAAGGTTATGTTGTTTTTGTAATCTCGCCAGTAATTGGCCAAGTCACATTTGCTGTAGATAATTCTCCAACTGATGCCGAAAGTGGCGTCCATTCAGATATTACCATGTCAAAACGATACTGAGGGTTAATTGCACTAACAGCAGCATTTACAGGTCTAACTCTACATCTAATTGTAGTACCTATAAGAGGATAGATAACTGACTCTAAGCCTCCAACTGATGCGTTTATGACTGATTCAAAGTCTTGATTAAATTCAAATGTGACCTGATTCTGTCCTAAACCCGCAATCATTTTCCTATAAACATCGTTCATTTGGGTAGTCTCAATAAGTTCATGTGAAGTAGATATAGTGATTCCTGTTACGAAATCTGAAATATCCCAGGTGACTCCAGAGGAGACTTCCTGCAATTGCACATAAGCATTTGTTAAGACTATTGCTCCCATGATTTCCTTACGCTGTTGTCTTTACAATTGCGCCATTTGTTGGCCAGGTAACAGAAACAGTGGCAAGTTCGCCAACTGCACCGTTTAGTGGTGTCCACTCAGAAACAAGCACATCAAATGTATATGCTGGATTTGTTGCTGAAGTTGTTCCACCATCTGGCTTAACGATAACTGTAATATCGTTTCTTCCAACCCATGTGGCTGCTGCGTCGTTGACGGTTGCTTCCAACTCTGATGCTGAGAAGTCCTGGTTAAATTCAATTGTTACTGAATTGTCCTTTAGACCTCCAACACGAGTTCTTGCTCCTGCTGAAGACATTGTAGTTGTCTCAACTGCGTCAACATTTTGATTAAGAGTAACGCTTGTAACATGATCAGAAAAATCCTGTCCGTCAATGCTTACAAAGGCATTAGTCAAAACAATTGGTGTATACGCCATGATTATTTATCTCCTTCATAGTTATATGTGTTAAAAACAGGAACTTCTGATTCCTGCACTTCTTCTTTTATTTCTTCTTTTACTTTTGGTGTCTTTGTTGCTTCTTTTATAACGCCTGCTGCGAGAAGTCTTTCAACTTTTCCTCCATTAGCAATTATATCATCTACGGTAAGTTTTTCACCATTAATCTTACCGCAAATCCTTTTACTTGAGGTAACTATATATTCCATTGTTTCTCCTATCCCCAAATTGCGAGGTTATAACGATAAGATAAATATGTCTGATCGCCTGTCTGATAAGTACCGCTTTCAGCACTTACTACTCTACATGTTTTTACTGAACCATTTAAGGTTAGATCTGACTCAATGGCACCCTTTATAGATTTAGGTCCACCACCAGCCAAATATTCATCAAGTTTGTCTTGTCCTGCTCTTTCAGAGAATCTTTGAACAAGAACATATATATCACATGATGCTGTATCTAATCCACGAGCCATGCTTGCATCAAATTGAAAGTCTAATTGACCAACAACAGCGCATGGAGGAACAACAACATCAGGGATTAAGTCATAGACTCTCATGTTAGTTATTGTCTGTAAGTTTTTCTTGATACCGTCTCTGACAGCGCTTATGCTTGTTATCATTAGTATGCGAGTCCTTTATTTCTACGGAATGTCTTTAACAACATTTCTACATCTGGATCCAGTCTTGAATTTAATCTTACTGTACCCAATTCTACTGATCCTGCAATACCAAATGGTGATTGTTTTCTAATAAATAATCTTGCTGCCTGTAATTTGCAGGCTAATTCTACTTCATAAGGTACTTCTGGGAATCCAAATATACCTGTTATTTTTACTGTCTGTGGAAAGAAATATGGGAATACATATGATCCAATGGCTAATACTCTTGTATATGGCCACCCTTTTTGTGGGTTATTGACAGGTTCATACATTACATCTAATGGTGGTGTTGTTATATTCCAAATCTGATCATATGTCTGTTCAAATGATGGATCACAGGCTAATTGTGTTATTTGTACAATGTCGTCTGTCTCTATATACCATGGGCTTACTGCTGTATAGTATCTTGTAGCAGGTGCTGCTAATGTACCCTCTTGATAAAAAAATCTTTGGCAGTATTCGTCAATCATACGACTTGCAGATAATATCGCTGCTTGAATGGCAACATCATCATTGCTGTCTTCAATCTGTAGGCTGTTTTTTACATCAGCCAAGGTCGTATAGACATTCGTAGGTTGACTCATCTTTTCCTCTTCTCCAATTTTGGAAGCATTGCTTTCTCCATTTTAGGATTAGCAGTTGCTGTTTCTTTTTTAATTCTAAGAATTTTTAATAATTTCATATTCCCTCGTTTTAAGAAAGGCAGGTCAAGTCGGGGTTGCTTAACCTGCCCTTCCCTTAGATTACTCTAAGTATTGCAGTAGATTAGTTTTCAAATATCTAATCTATGCAAATCTAACTTAGAATGTTGGTGCTACTAAACCAGTACCGCTAATTACAGAAGCAGCAGCAGGATAACGACCAGCAGAGAATGCTGAGTATCCGTATACTACAGACTTAACGGTTAGGCTGCCTGCGCCAGTTGCATCAAATGAAAGTGCAAATGGTGCTCCTCCTTGCTCCCAAAGGTGCAATTCAGGTGCAGTTACGCAGTAGATTTCGTCTTCGTCAGTTCCAGAACCACCGTTTGTGATGACATTTGCATCTGCGATGATTGGAAGACCCATCAATGTGTAACCTGAGTTACCATATGAAGCAGCGCCTGCTCCTGTTGCAAATGCGTTCATTGGGCCATTTGCAGTAGGTAGTACGAGTGGACGATCCTGGCCATCAACAGCAGATAGCAAGAATGCAAGACGGCGTGGGTGCATGATCCAGTGTGTAGGATTCATGAATACGCCAGTCTGGATTTGCTGATAAGCGTCAGCCAACTTTGGATATAGTGCAGCAACAGATGGTGCAGCATCAGTGTAAGTTACTGAGTTAACGCCAGATGTGTTGCGTAGACCAAGAATTTGTCCTGAAGAACCAGAACCATTTAGAATCTGATCATCAAGTTGTGTATGATAAGCACGGATTAGATCCTGTACTACAAATGCATCAACACCTGTACCACGCTCAATAACCTGCTTTGATAGATCTTGCTGTCCTGCAATTGTGCGAACATCAATAGTCAAAAGTGTATCATCAGCGTTTGTCTCAGATACTGCTGAGTTTTCAGAAGCCTGAACTGCTGCAGAAGTTCCTGTGGTCATGCGTGAGATATTAATTGTCATACCTGCTGCTGGAAGAGCATGTTTGTTGGTTGCGAAGTCTGCGGTTGGGCGACCTGCACGAGCAAACGGTGCTGCAAGATCAACGAGGTATTGTGGAATAACGAGGCCTGAGAAGTTAGCAGTGCCAACATCACGACGCTCTACAGACTCTTCCTTCATGTGACGAGATAGACGCTCTTGTGCTGCGAAATCTCCCTTGTACTGTGCATTGTAAGCATCAGCAATGAATGAGGAACCTGATTCAGGTGTGTATGTGCGTGGTTCGCTTACAATCTTTGTTGTAGCGGTTGTCTTTGGCAAAGCAACATCTGCTACTGCTGCACGAACTTCTGCAACCTTAGCATCAGCATCTGCTTGTGCCTTGAACTTTTCAATCTTTGAATCCAATGAGCGTGACTCCTCAACAAGGGCATCAACCTTTGCTGACTCATCATTTGTAAGGTCAGTGCGGTTCTCTGCAGCAACTGCTTCAAGAACGGCATCCATTTCAGCCTTAACAGACTCACGGCGTTCAATCAACTTGTCTAAATAAGACATTGTATTGTTCTCCTTTTATGAGTTTATTTGTTTATTGAGGTGGTGGCAATGGATCTCACGACGCTTACAGGGTGTGAGTTTTGCTCCGACTTCGCCCTATTATTTTCTAATAGGAATTTTATAGTGTGTTTCTCTTAGCCTGTGCAAGGCGTAGAGAATATTTTCTTCCTGTTGGAAGTAGTTGTGTAGAAGGAATTTCTCCAATAACCTTAGAACCTTCTCCAGGTGTATCTGTGATTATTGTAGTAATTGAAGAGTTTTCTTCTGGTGCTTCAAGAGGATCAATAACTCTTAGTTCAGACATTTTGTGTCCAACAAGAGTATCTGTAGGCTTCCATCCGCCTTCAACTCTTTCATATACACGAATTAGAACTGCTGGATCGCCTTCTTCTGCATTGATTGTAAAATCAGATCCTGGAACATTAATAGAGCCAGTTCTCTTAATTTGTATAATACGACCTTGTGCTGTACCGCCAGCAGAATCCCAAGATACGAAATCTCCAACCTGCTCACGACTTTCTTCTTCAATTTCATCATCTTCTACATCAGCATATGGATCCATGCTTTCTTCTTCCATTTCGCCATTTCCAAGCAACATAGACATAACTTCTACTGCTCTCATGATGTATTCATGGCCTTCTGATAAATCTCCAAATACCTGTTGTAGAACCAATAATGATTCTCCAGATATTTCTCTTCCTTCTTTAATTTCTGCTAATGCTCTCTTTAGGGCTTCCCTCGCCTCTACAGAGGTTGCTGGATATGCTGGATAGGTCACAATAGACACATCTCCATCAGCCAAAGATACCTCTGTAAGCATTCTTTCTGTACGATCATCGTTCCATTTCTGGCGAATTACTCTAAATGCAAAGGACATTTGATCCACATCACCACGAGCAACAAGAGTATGAAGATCTCTTGCTTCTTGGGTGTCTGCTAACTCTGCCTCAAAATAAAGACCTTTATTATCTTCGTATAATCTCATTGTACCATTTTTAGTTCTTGCTAAAGGCAATCCTTCATGGTTAATAAGTAGACGAACATCTGGTGTCTCTGTTAGAGTCTTTCTGAATGCACCTGGTGCAATCTTCTCTATAAATGGTAGTGGCAAGGATGGCTCATTGAATACCGCAGCATAGCCAGCCATACGCAGTGTACCGTCTTCTGCCCTTGTTTCTATGTTCCTTACTGTAAAGGTACGGCGTTCTGTCTTTTTCATTTTACTCCTTGCTTTATTTTCTTCATTGTTTAATGAATCAATTTGGCGTTGTGCCCAGTTTTGTGCTCTATCAGAGAAATTAGAATCTCCGCCCCATAGTAACCATGCTACTAATCCAGCACCAGGATATTCTGGATCTGATGGGTTGCTATTTTTAGGAGCATCTCCATCTGCTTTATGTCTGGCGAACCATGGAGCCATTTTGCGTACCTTATTTTCAGATATGCGTCCTGCTGCCATTTCTCTCGCTTCTCGCTTTGTAGCATCTGTCAGACCATCTCCGCCAAAACCTTCAGCCAAGTAGTCCAATCCTCTTTTTGCATTATCTCTTATAAATTGTGGAACTGTTCCCACTTCTCTTACTTCTCCAAGTGGATCAATTTCTTCTGATATTGATATTGCTACCATTTGATCAATTGCATCTTGTTTATTATCATGGCATTTAATAGTAGTATATGAGCCATCAGACTCTTCTTTAACTACCGCCCAATTTGCACAATCGCTTTGACTATCAGATATTCCGTAAGGCATTATTCCTTCACCTCATCGCTGTAAACAGCATCTGGATTTTCTGGATCAATTAAAGCGACCTGCTGTAACTGAGCAGAAGGTAATCCTGTGTGAGAGATTTCTTCAAGACCCATTAACTTAGAAACATCATCTGGGTTATATCCAGCCTGTACAAGGATAGACATAACTTCTGCCTTGAGTTTATCTCCTACAAGTGGTGCTTGTGCAGCATCAATATTTTGTAGAGGAAGTCTATATTGATCTCCAGCCTCTCCAAGAGGTGAAAGATCTTCAAATGAACGAACATCATTTAGGCTTAGGAAGCCTTCTCTTAGACCCTTTGTGTAGGCATCAAATCTTTCTAATGTCGTACCACGCAACAAGGCATCTAAATTAAATCTAATAAACCCATCTGGTTCTGGAAGCAATGGCGATAGGGCTTGTTCAATTCTCTCAAGCAATGGGCGTAGAGAATGTTGAACGAAGGAAAGGTTCTGGGCTTCAACAGAAGCATAAGACATAGCCCCTGAAACTGGATGACCTAATAGGCTTAGTGGGACTCTAAAAATTCTCGCAATGTCTTCCACATTGAATTTTCTGCTTTCTATTAATTGGGCGTCTGCAGCGTTTAATGATAAAGGCTTAAATGCTGCTCCACCAGATAGAACTGCAGTTGATCCAGACATGTATGGGCCACCATGATTTTGATTCCATTGGCGCTTAATATCTGCTGCTTGCTCATCTGTTAATTCTCCTGCTACTTCAATAACACCTGCAGGATTTGCAGCATTACCAAAATACGAAGAGGCATATGTGTCAGAAGCCATAGAAATACCTACAGACATACGGCAGGCACCAATAGGGCTAAGGCCATAGTGCGATCCAGGAACCTTCATCATAGGAATATGAACAATGTCATCTTTTGTCAAGACACGAGTAAAATTATTGAGTTCATCTCTAATCTTATATACTAATGGTTCTCCTGGGAATGGTCTTTCTATCTTTACATCATTGGGATTGAGAACATATACTTCTACTACCTCGCCCATGTCGTCTCTGACAGTTAGAACATAAGCATTTCCATGTAGGTGTAGAGATGTAATAATCTGCTCAATAAATTCAAGTCTTGTTGCTTCTGGATTTGGCTTATTTACCCATTCAGGAGTGCTTCCATAAACAGCAGCATAAGAAATACGATTACGGCCTCTGCGTACATAAGCACCCATTGGCAAAGACGAAACGGTATCTCCAAGAAGTCTTACACATGAATAAACAGTAGAAATTCGTAATGCAGAATCTGCATCTACATAAACACCTGCATTGGCAACACCATAAAGTGGGCGTGGTGGAATAAGAGGTTCAATGTACTGGTTATTACCAACTCTCTGTTCTCCAGAGGCTCTTAATCTTTTAGATAGACTCATTTAACCTATTCTCCTTACCATGTGGATATTCCTACTCGTTTCCATGTATTTGTGGCAACGCAAACATAGATGTAGTCGTTGTCCCATGCTATTTGTCCAGCAGTACCTGTGTCAGATGCGTTTGCAGGTGTATATGTACTAATCTCAAATCTTCCATTTATTCTAACTAATGGAGTAGCAAAATTACCAAATATTAGTGGTGATGATGTAGATGAGTTAGATATATAAAGTCTATTTGAGTTAGTTTCATTTAGACCCGCTTGATTTCCAATAAATACATTGCTTGATCCAGTTGAATTCTGACCTGCAGAAGATCCAATAAAAGTATTGTTAGATCCAGTATAGTTAAATCTACCAGCCTGTCTACCTAATGCAGTATTGTTATTTACTACATTTACAGATGCAACTGGAACGCTAAATCCTGAACCAGTCAATAGACCAGCAGGTGCTGATGGAGCATATATTCCAAGGATTGTAGTGCTTCTAACTCCAAGACCTGAAACAATTGCTAATGATACTACTGAACCACCAACAACATCTATATTTGCTGTAATACTACCAACAAGATAAAAATTATGATTAGTTGGTACTAAAACAACATTTGTATAAGTGCCATCTGTATATCCGCTACCGCCAGTAATTGCACCAATTGTAGCAATTGAGTCTGTGTTATATTGAAGCGCACCCTGACCAATTGCAACTTGGCCTTGTCCAGTTATATTTCCTTGTAACGAAACACCACCCATAGCAGTATTAAATGAACCAGATGTTGTACTAAGCATGGAGGCATTACCATTAGCGGTATTGCCAGTGCCAGTAGTTAATTCTCTACCTGCAAAATATCCGATAATATTGGCAGCGTTTGCAGTAGTTATATTTAAACCTGTGTCTGTTCCAATTGCCACATTTTGTGCACCTGTTGTAGCATTCTGAAGAGAATTAAAACCAATTGCTAAGTTATTAGTTGAGGCTGTAGAATTTCTAATTGCATTACCGCCAATAGCAATATTATTACTTCCAGTATTATTATTTTCTAATGTGTTATTACCAATAGCAAGATTAGATCCGCCTGTTGTATTATTATATAACGCAGCAATACCCATAGCAGTATTTGAACTACCAGTTGAGTTGAATTGCAAAGCACCATTACCAATAGCAGTATTGTATTGACCTGTAGAGGTAGTAGATAAAGCATTATCGCCTACACCAGTATTAAAACTTCCTGTTGCTTGTCTTAAAACATCACTACCTACTGCAACATTAGAAAATCCAGTAACATTGCCCTCTAATGCTCTATGTCCAAGTGCAGTATTTCTAAATCCTGTTGTATTTGATACCAATGCTCTAAATCCAAGAGCAACCACTTGGGTACCACTTGTATTATTTGCCAAAGCATCATTACCAATAGCAACTAATTGATCTGCTTGATTACCAACAAGTGCATTAGTACCTATAGCAACAACATTATTTACATTTGTACCATTTGCTAATGCACCATAACCAATAGCGACATTGTTAGATCCACTTACATTTTGTCTAAGTGAATTATGTCCAATTGCAGTATTTGTAACTCCATTAATAGTAAATTCTGCTGCGTTATGGCCAATAGACAAATTATTGCTTGCTAAATTTACTCTTAATGCAGAATTACCTATTGCAAGATTATTGTTGCCTGTTATAACTTGATCAAGTGTTCCATTACCAATTGCAATATTTGAATCGCCATTGCTATTATTTAATGCATTTTGACCCATAGCAAAGTTATTAGAACCTGTTGTGTTTTGACCAAGTGCTCCTGAACCTATAGCAGTATTCTGGCTACCGCTTGTATTTGCGTCTAATGCACCAGTACCAAGAGCGACATTGTTATTTCCATTAACATTAAAGGCTAATGCACTTCTACCAATAGCGGTGTTATTGTTACCTATTGTATTAGAAAATAATGCATTGGTACCAATAGCAACATTTTGGATTCCAGTTGTATTTGCATTTAATGCAAGTAAGCCTATAGCAACATTGTAATTTCCAGTAGAACTTGCTAATGTGCTTCTTCCAATACCAATATTTTCTGAAGCAGCAGCATTTCTTAATGCTTCAAGACCAATAGCAATATTATCAACACCAGTTGTATTGTTTTCTAATGCATAATTTCCTATTGCAAAATTGCTTGAACCAGTATTTGCCTGTAATGTCCTATAACCAATACCAACAATATCACTTTGAGTATTATTATTAAGTGATTGTGCACCTATTGCTATGGCTCTATCTATTGCTGTACCGCCAGATGGGAAGCCTGACATGGCTCCTGTACCAATTCCTGTATTAAAAGAACCAGTCTGATTAATACTTCCAGCAAATGTACCAACATACACATTTTCAGTACCAGTAGTATTATCTCTACCAGCCTCTGCACCAAAAGCCATATTATTGGTTCCAGTAGTTGTATATCTTAAAGCACGACTACCAATAGCGGTATTTTGATTACCTGTTGTAACACTTTGTAGTGTTTCATTTGTACCAATAGCCATATTTCCAAATAATCTATTTGGGCCTTTACTGATTTCTAATGGGCCAAATGATCCACCAGTATCAATTTGAAGTGCTGATAGTATGGCAGGAGTGCCATCATTTAATACAAATGTGCTTCCTGTTCCTGTCTGATTTGCAGGATTAATAGAAGATGTTCCTGATGTAGATAGAATTGGGCCAGCAACTAAATCGCTACCCGCAGGTCCTGTGGCACCAGTTGCGCCTGTGGCGCCTGTCGCTCCAGTTGCACCTGTAGGGCCTACCTGAGTATTCATAACCTGAGTTACAGATACTACAACAGATGGAGCAAGTGGAGTTGTGCTTATTGGCTCTGACTCTAAACTTAAATCAGTTGAAGTTCCTTCCCAATAAATTTGAATATAATCATTTGGAGCACTTGATGTACCAGTAAATGAAATTGTCATTTCTGTTTCAGAAGGAACACCAGTAGATTTTCTTGCTTTAATTGTCTGATGAATACCAGAATTTGGATAGTCTACTCCATTTAATTTAAGCCAGAATTTAACATCTTCAACACCACTTGAATTATTACTAATAGTAAATATTCCTGTAAATAAATATGTAGCAGGATTTGCAAGTGTTATTTGATTACCGCCAACAATGCTGACACCATTTGAACCAAATGAATTGTTTATTGAAACTACTTGTGGAGTATTAATTACTGCAATAGGTTGATCTGAATTATCAAAGAAAGATCCATAATATCCTAATGCACCGCCAGGTCCAGTTGGACCAGTAACTCCTGTTGCTCCAGTGGCTCCAATAGGGCCTGTGGCTCCAGTAGCACCAACATCACCAGAAGGTCCTGTCGCTCCAGTAGGGCCTGTCGCTCCAATGTCTCCTGTAGGTCCAGTCGCTCCTGTAGGACCTGTAACGCCTGTGGCGCCTGCTGGTCCTGTAGCACCTGTAGGGCCTACATCTCCAGTGACTCCTTGAGGTCCAGTAGCACCTGTAGCACCAATTGGCCCAGTTGCTCCTGTAGGACCTGTGTCTCCAGTAACGCCTTGCGGTCCAGTTGCGCCTGTGGCGCCTGTAGGACCTGCAATACCAACAGCACCAGAAAGATTTACTGACCAAGAAGCATATGTTCCTGTGCCTGTAAATGAAGTTACTGTAAAAGTTAAATCGCCTGTTAAAGAATTATAATTTGTAACATCACCAATCATCAAGTTGCTTGAATCATATGCAACTACAACTGTCTGACCAATAGAATAATCTACATCAATATCTACAAGGGTAAAAGTTTTGCTACCGCTTCCAATTGTCTCAGAAGTTAGAGATGTTGTGTGATACTTATCACCATCAGCACCTGAAACACCAGTTGCACCTGTTGCTCCAGTTGGGCCAGTGACTCCAATAGGGCCAGTAGCACCTACAGGACCAGTGGCACCAGTTGGGCCAACATCACCTGTAACACCAGTAGCACCAACAGGTCCAGTTGAGCCTGTGGGTCCAACATCACCTGTTACGCCTTGAGGTCCAGTAGCACCAGTGGCTCCTGTGGGACCAGTAGAACCAATAGGCCCAGTAGAACCAGTTGCGCCAACAGGACCAGTAGCGCCAGTAGAACCAGTGGGGCCAGTAGAGCCTGTAGCACCAGATGGTCCAGTAACTCCTGTTACACCAACAGGTCCAGTTACACCTATAGGACCAGTAGCCCCAGTAGGACCAGTAGCGCCAGTAGGACCAACGCTTCCAGCAGGACCAGGTGCAGTAACAGTAACAACATTGTTTACTTCATCAACTGTAACAACATTACTGATATCTGTGACATTAATATTAGGCATTCTTAGTTACCTCAGATCTTACGGTTGCTGAACCCATCATTAATCTTGTGACGACTCCGCCACTTGATATTTCTAAGTCATAAACATAAATTCCGCCTTCAATTGTAAGCATTTGTGCAGTTGTGGCAGTAAGTTCAAGAGTTCCAGTTAAAGGTGTGATTACAATTCCTGAAGAAGGACTTTCAAGAGTTAGCACAGAAGTCGCAGAATCAAACTTCTTACGCAATTGCATCTTGGCTGTATAGCCAGTTAGATCAATTGGATTTCCATTATTATCTTCATAGACAACAGTAAGCGTCCATTGGGCGCCTTGATCCATAGTGATATTATATGTACCTGCTGTAGCCATGTTACTCCTTTTCCACTAACCAGACCAAGAATACTCCCAGTCCAATAAATGCTGCTGCTTTATCAACTAAATAAATTCCATATGTAGCAAGACCTACACCAGTCATCTCTGTGATAACTGACCAATCTATCTTAGGCTTTTTCATATTTCTCCTTATACAAAGTGTATTCTTGCTGTTGGTTGTTTAGGTGGCTTTGGTGCTGTAGCCCTATCATAACCAAATATTGCTGCTACCGCAGCGTCAATCTTTCTTTTGTTTGTAGCCTTTGCTACCATAATACCACGACTGGATGTTTTAGTAACGGTATTTGCTATGTGTCTTGATAATCTTTCATCACCATCATGGGTAAATGATTGATTCATGACTGCCTCGTAAAATTTCTGCGTTGCAGGCACCATTCTCTCTGCAGAGTTTGGATATGAAATTACTGGCATTCCTTCTTCATCAAGCAGCATAAATGTTCTTGACCATCTTGCAGGATCAAAAACAACTTCTCTAACGCTTATATTTGGATCTCTATAAGTATCAACAAGTGTCTTTTCTACTTCTGCAATTGGCACTGACCATAATGGATCTGGGTCTATTTGTGGTAGTTCCCATAAGTCTACCACTTTTAAATGTGGCTTCTCTCCACCTAAGTACCAGGCAACAATTGCTGTTGAGTCATTAGAAAAAGCACCATCAAATGCCAGGATAACATCCTCCCCTGGAATGATTTCTCTATCTTTTTCAAACAGAGCATCCCAAGCATCTGACGGAATCCAAGATTGACCTGTAGAGGTCCATATATTTAAACGCTTAGTTTTAAATTCTGCTTCTGGTGTTAATAGCATTGCAGATTGCATATCCTCTTCAGAAACTATGTCTCCCATAGATGGATTTGCTAAATACCAGTTCTTTGGATCCTTATAATTAAGTTTTTCGCTACCTTGATACCAGGCAAAAAAGAAAGAAGGATCTTCAACTTCACCTTTTGCTATTTGAACTCCACGATTATACATAGAGTAGCAAAGTGAATCTTTACCAGCAGAATCATATTTAGTACCTGCTGTAGTAATTGCTACAAGCATTGGTTCTAAACGAGCACCCATAGATAGAGATAAAACATCATAAAGTTCTCTGTTTTGCTGTGCATGTAACTCATCAATTACAATAAAAGTAGAGTTAAGACCTTCTTTTGTAAATGATTCAGACGATAAAGCCCTATAGACAGATCCAGTAGTTGGATTGTAAATAGTATTCTGATAAACTTCTAACATCTCGCTTAATTCAGGTTCTAATTCAATCATCTTCTTTACCGTTTTAAAAATGATACGAGCCTGTTCTTTATCTGCTGCTGCAGAATATATTTGACCACCATTTACACCTAAAACAATTTGCTCTAAAACAAGAGAAGCAATTAAAGCACTCTTGCCGTTCTTGCGAGGGACGCCAATTAGAGCACGACGATGTTTTAGTAACCCATCTTCTCGTTCTGCATATAGATGTATGAGTAAGTCTTTTTGCCAGTCACGCAGAATAAAATTATCACCAGTCTTACCAGCAATAGAGTCTTCTGTTAAATGACAAAGAGTCTCAATAAAATCTATAACCTCATAACCACGAGAGTTGGCTAATTCAGTTTCTGAGATGGGAGATAAAAATGTTGGAGGCCAAGTCATATTAACCTCTAAATGCTAACGACAACCTGCTCTTTTCAAAGTCAATTTCAATAATTTCAACTTCTACTTCCTGAGCCAGTGTAAATGATTCAGGTGTGAGTTCACCCATTTGTGTTTTATGAATCAATCCTGCAAGCATTCCAATTTCAACAAATACGCCATAATCAGCAGTACCTGATACTTTACCCTTATGTATTTGGCCTACTGCTAATTTAGCAAATTCAATAATCTTGTCTTCTTTAATTGCCTGCTCTAAAAGTGCACGACGATTTAGAACGACACTTCCTTTAGCCCTATCAATTGAATTAATAATAAATTCGGATTCATGGCCTACATATGCTGCAAAATCTGTAACTCTATTTACATCAATTAATGATCCAGGCAAAAAGGCCTTAACACCAATATCAACTATAAGTCCGCCTTTGACAACTTTAATTACTTTGCCAATAACAGGAATGGATATTTCATATTTATTTTGAAGGTCATTCCAAATGGCTTCCATTTCACCTTCTTTAAGGGAAACGATATATTGATCTTCATCAGCATTTCTGCCAATTATCTTACCCTCAACATTTGCGCCAATAGAAATAATATCGTTGATACTGGCATCCTTACGAGCAGTTATTTCCGATTTCGGAATAAAAGCCTCTGTCTTATGCCCTATGTCAACGAGTGCTCCATAATTGTCCATTTGAACAATTGTGCCAGATACTATTTGACCTTTTGTAAAATATTTCATTGAAGCATCTATTGCCTCAAGAAACTCCTGTGTTGTCATTTCCTGTTGTGTCATTATTTGATTCTTCCCCTATTATAATTACCGCCTCAGATTCTGCAATCCGTTTGCGGTTTTCTCGTCTCTCCAATAATTTATCTATTGAAGTTGCTGCTCTAACTTCCGCCACACCAAGACGAGATCTACTTATGGGATCAAATCCCAAAGAAGTTAATGCGTCTGTGTAGGCTTTATTAATTGCAACAAATGCTCGTCCATCATTGGCTTCCAAAGTAGCCATATATTTATTTCTTGCTGCTTCAGATGCATCTGCCAAAGTGGCTGCATTGTAAATTGCATCAATATCACTAACAGGACTCAGCCAAGTTATGGCCATGCCCCACGCTCTGTTCCAAAGATTTTTTCCATGTTCCTGCAAAATTTCAGGAGCAGGTGGAATTTCTTTTGCCATGGGCAAATGCGTAATGTTATTTAAGTCTGGTAAATCTCTGTGACCTAAATTTCCTTGCAGCCTTTTTAATTCCGTTGGCTTTGGCGGCCTACCTGCTGTCATTTATTTTCCTTTTGTCCGTTTTGCGTAATTTGTACATTTTATCATAAATCTCATAATTTTGCGAGAATATACAGAAAGGGTCGCCCAGGGTTTCCTGTGTTTTTTCACGCACAGAAAAATACCCATACCAGGAAATGCCAGTACAGGCCTATAGATTTATTATATTTATTTAAATTAGATTAGATTTATTTCTTACTTGAATTACAAGATCTGCACAAAACCATAATGTTGGAAAGGGTGTTACTTCCTCCATTAGCCAGAGATAATATGTGATCCGCCGTTAGGTCTTTTTGACTTCCGCATCTGCTACACCATGGCTGTATTTGTCTTGCTAATCTTGAGAGTTTATTCCACTCATGGTCGTAGGCTTTATTTCTTTCTCGTCTCTTTGGGTCCCTCGCCTGGATGGCATACAAACATTGTTTACAAGTAGATGATCTTGACAACACTCCACAGTACAGGCAGGGGGTCATAAATCTTTTCATATTATTTTTTAAATATATTATTCTAAATCGTTATTATTATTTATTTCTTCTATAGCACATTCTTCACAATCATGGTCTTGTTCTATTTCTTGCTCATACTTAACCATTGCTCCCATGTGGCCATTGAATAGTGTTAATGCTGTGAGTGTTCCTCTGTTGAGTAATGTTTCTATACCGTCAAAACTTAGGCGTTCATCTGTTTCTAAATGGACTTGGCATGGGCCTATAACTAAATGAAGATTATACATCTGCGTGACTCCTCCCTGTTTTTGGGTGCACTGAGTACAGACCCTCTCATTTTACCAGATAAATTAAAAACTTGCAACTTCATTTCTTAATCTAACTATGCTTGCAAGGTCATATAAACCATTGCGTTTAGGTATATCGTATTCCTCTATAACCTTCATGGCTATCCTCTTGGTGATATTTAACCATAGACAAATAGCCTCAATATCCAGCCAAAACCTTTTATCTGGGTTATTCATAGCCAATTGTAATAGTCTATAAAGAGTCCAAGATGAATGACATTTTATACAAGATACCTCACCTAATATGTCTTCTATATCTATGGCTACCCTACCCTTACATTGATCTGTAGGACATGGTATTCTTCTTGTCTTTTCTATAAAGGATTTAGTTACTGCTTTTCCTTTAGCATGGATTTCTCTGACTTCCCTCGCAAAATCACCAACCCAATCCTGCTGAAGTGTCCAGTCTAAATGCTGTAGATGGAACTGGGCTGTTGCAGCAACCTCTGCCTCTATGCTTGACTTTCTCCTCAACAGGGCTGGTGGTGTTAGATTTCTACCTTTGCGTATCAAAGCCTCATATTTATGTAAGGCTGGTAATATGTCTGTAGCCATAGAATAATCCATCGCTGCCACATTAAATCCTATTGATCGTTCATTGGTAGGAGATCCTGACCCAGTTCGTCCTGGAACCAGGAAACCTTTTGCTTCTTGTTGTAGGGTAGGAATGTCAGAGATATTCTCTCTTAATGTAAGTTCGCATCGTCTGCAGAGATTCTTATTCTCTCTTGCCTGATGTTGACACAGTTGACATTCCATTTACTAACCCCTTAATTATTTTGTAATTGTTTGAATAGATCATCAACAGTATTGAAGTCGCCCATTTCATTCTTGGCTGCCTTACTTTCTGCCCAATCACTAAACCTTTCTGCTCTCTTCTTAAATACATCTAACTTCTTTGGCATAAATGCAACTAATGCGAATGCAACCCATCCAAAGAAATATGCACTTATTGTCCATGCAATTACATTTCTACCACTTACATATGCAGTTAATGCTGTTCCAAGTATCCATAAGTATTCCATTACTTATCATCCTCGCTATATTCTACAAAGCCAATCTTTTCCATAGGCTTATTACATGCACCACATTCTTGATCATTAATCTGAACGCAATCATCTGTCTTGCACCAGTATATCATTTGTGTCATGGGTTCTCCATATGCTTGTATGTGTATATAGTTAAATGCTTTTAACATTCTATGTTTCTGTGATTCTATTGGTTCTTCTTTTATTGTATACATATCTTCCCCTGTTGATTCTTGCTTCTTGTTAAGTCTGTACTGCCTATCGTATTCTTTTCTACATTCTCTGCAAATTGTGAGCCTTCTTGTTTCTGACCCATGAACGAGTGCAAAGTATTTGTCTGTGAGAGGATATTCCATCTCGCATTTGATGCAAGTTCTTTTATCCATAGCATTACCACTCCTGACGCTTATTTTCAGGGTCTACGATAATGTCGTGCCATTTTCTTAGATTATCAAGTTTCTTAACACGAGTCTCATAATCATCAAGGTATTTAACAATCTTTGCTTTGTTTGGATAATCATCACGAAGTTTTCCTCTTTCGTAATATCCAATTGCAGTATTGCATTTACCACATACAACACCTCTTACGCATTCGCCACATGAATTAACTCCAGGGCAGCATTTGTGGTCATGGTCTACATGTAGATTTCTTTCAGACCTTGAGCCTGTTTCTGATCCACAAACATTGCAACCATGTTGAGCAAAGAATTCATACTGCTCTAATGTCATATTATATTTTTGTTCTAATCTGCGTTCTAAAGAATAAATTCCTGCTTTTTGCATTTTTCCATTTACTTCTTTATAAAACAATTTTTCTACATCTGCTGGAATTACTTCTCTAAGTGTATATATTCTTCCATTATTTCTTATACGATCATAATGTAAACGGCAATAGCCTTTTGCATAATGTCTAATTTCACAGCCATCAACTGTACAAACTACATTGGCTGGACCTCTGTGATATTTTAGGGTATCTCCATTTCTACAATTTTTGCAAAAATGATCTACGCCATCCTTATATCTTTTATATGTTTTAGAAGAATAAAATTCTGTAAGTTCTTTTTCTTGATTACATTTATTACATTTCTTCATTATGCGTACACCTCCAGATATTCTCTGACAGTTGTTACGCCCTTATATTCGTGACATGGTACACAGAATTGTGTCTTTGTATAATCTATTTCATTTGCAATAAAGCCTTCACAAAACGCACAAATTAATGCATCTGGGCTTAGTGTTTCTAAGTTATTCATATCTTCTCCTGATAGTAGTATTTACAGTCTTTTGAACTGTATGTATACAGTATACCAGATGTTTTCATATGTTGTCAAACTGAGTACCAGCCATCTCCAAATAATGTTAATAATCTTTGGAAATATGCATCATATTTATATTTAATTGTATCTGTGGAGTATTTATTATATGTATCTATGGCTATTGCTTTATGATCCAGGCTTTTTACATCTTCCGCCGCTTTTGTGAAGTCCCTCAGAATATGCCCTCTAAAGCCATTAAAGCCATTCTGGACGGTTTCTACGAAGATTCCATGATCCGTAGTCAAAACAGGTGTTCCTACCGCCATAGACTGAATATGGACATTACAGAAGGGTTCCTGATAAATCGTAGGAGTAAAGGTGGCTATGGCTCCTCTAAATAGGTCTGCCCTGTCATCAGCCTTTACTTCGCCTATGTAGGTTCCATATTTAGGGATGTAATCACCAGATCCAGCCATGATTAATTCAACGCCTAATCTTTCACAGGCTTGGCTGGCTATGTCCACACCTTTGCGTTGTGTCATTCTACCCATATAAAGATAATATTTTCTGTCAGATTTCTTGTATGAAAAACTGGCAGGATTAAAATAACCATTAATTACAGTGTCATAGAAATTAATATCAATGGAAGCAGCATTTTTATTTTGTGCAGAAACTGCTGATCTCCATGTATGTGATTCAAATACTTTAAATCTGCTAAATATACCTGAATATCCAATTCCATATTCTACAGATATATGTGATGGAAATGCATCTGCTATTGGTTTTTGTGCTAAACCGCCAATAATACAGATAAAATCTTTTTGTTCAATTCGTTTGCCTATTTCAGCAATTGCATTACGATTAAATATCTGCCAATGAGGAAGACTATTATCAAATGAAGCAGATGTGTAGTGTCTATCACCTACCGCTTCAATTCTGTCTTGTTCTGGCAGGCATGAAATAAATTCTGTTGCATTTGCTTCTGTCTTATCTCCAGACCCATATAAATAAACCTCATGACCAAGGGAAGTCATCATGTTAGCAAATTCAAGAGTCTTCTCTGTGTAGGCACATGTACTGAATGCTTTAGTTACTTGTGTATGTGGTAATGCTATAAGATGAAATCTCATGGAACCCTCTTTTGATGTTCTGGATATTTAGTGCCATCTGAATGTTTACCACTAAAATATCTTCTTCCAGATTGATGAGGCTTTACTAAATCTACTGTCTGTCTTTCATTACTTAGTACTTGTGATTCTTGAATGTCGTTTTCTACTACTTCCCGCTCAAAAATATCTATTGCAGGTACTACCTCAAACTTCTCTACAAAATTGCGAGGAATAGGAATGAAGGCACCCAATGGATCGCCTTTACGAACTTCTACTTTATAGTCAGGAACAGTTATTTTCAAATTGAATGTAAAGTCTCTACGAATGTTGTCTGTTTCAATAACACCAGTCATAGCCACTGTTCCAGGAATAAACATATTTGGTGGCTGTATTGTCATTATATTAATTCCTGGCGGTGTCTTCAAAGCAAATCTATTTTGAATTGTTATGATTCCACTTCCAAAGCCATTCTTAATTGTCTGCTTATGGTCATTTGAATTATCAAGAATAGTAATAACTGGATTTGTTTCTCCACCTGGCCAAATTGCATCAAAGTCTACTAATGACTTAATTAAGAAGCCATATTGATTTCCAATGTTAATTGGCAGACAATAATAAAAATGATCAGTGAACCAATCTCTTTTTACCTTTCCAGCAAGTGGCAAAATAACTTCATTGTAATAACCATGTTCTGGGATATCCAAAGAGTGTGGCACTATTAAGATATGATTATCTGGCACCTCGTATCCAGCATCATTCATATACATTATTTACAACAGCCATCCTCACAATCGCATTCAACTAACATACCTTGAATGAGAAAATCTAATTGCTCAATTGCATTTTCTAATGCTGCTGCTACGCCCTTTAACTCTTCAGCAAGGGGGTTCT